AGACGACCGAGGTTTCGGTCGATAACTCTGTTGCGTCTCTCCGTCACATTAATTCTGCGACGGTGAGCTATACTGGTCCTAAGATTTGGACCGGTACGCAGCGCTATGTGCGCAAGCGGCGAGTACGTGCTAATCCTTTCGGATTCGAGGGTACCAGTAACTCTCGCCCCACAGGCGAGAAGGCTGCTATCCTTGCAGCATTGGGGCTCACAAGGCTCTGATTGCTCAAAACACAGTGAAAACCAACACCACCGCCCCGGACGGGGCAGAATAGGAGAACCGGTGCTTGCCGATCCTCAGTCCGTTACCATTTCTGGTACGGCCACTTCTCTTCCTCGAATCGAAGAGCGTGCGGAAACGCACGTCTACTCGAATCGCGATGCGAAGGTCGATCTCTTTGTTACCCAGCGTCTGGGTAAGGATGGGATCAATCGCGCGTCGATCACCCTTGTTCAGACCGTCACGGTTGTGGATGCTCTCACGGGTCTTTCCCGCTATGAGCGCCCTGCCGTCACGGTTACCCTCGCTACCCCTACCGGGGTCGCGCTGGCACCTGTTGAGGCTCTCTATGACGCGCTTACCACGCATCTCGAGGCTTCGACCAAGGCCAACCTGAAGAAGATCCAGGCTGGTGAGAAGTGACCGCTGTTGAGGCGCTCATGATCGTTGGGATCGCTTTTCTGATGTGTATCAGTATCAGCGCTTTCGCGATCATTGCGAATCGTCAGCGGTAGAGGAAGCAAGTTACCGGCTGGAAGCACTACCCCCTGAAAAGGAGGAGGCTTGAAAAGCCTGGTAACTCTCCATCTGGCAGTCCTGCAGGACGCAGGACTACTTTGCGCTACTCACGTGCAACGAGACGAGCAAACTCTACTCTCTCGTTGGGAACACGAAGGTGATAGCTTCCTAACTATCACCCTGCCAACCCTTGCGAAGGCCCTTGAGAAAGGTCTCGCTGATGGGCAATGGCCGCGCCATTCAGTGACCGGTTTCGATCACTGGAGAGGGCTCCCCCGTTTTCTCGGAGGTTTCCTCGCGCGTGTGTTCTCTCAGGATGGGAAACTATTGGATGCCCCAGACGTAAACTCGATCTGGGCAGTCCGTCAGATATGCAACCTGACGGGCAAACTCGAGAGGGACTGTACCCCCGAAAGGGTTCAGGCAGCTTTCTCGCAGTTCATCCAAACTGATGTGGAACTCGCAGAGCACTTCTTGAAGGGCATCGCCCCAGAGAAGTGGTCCACCTTTAACCGGTGGACACTCTACTTGTTCGGGGATCTTTTTGACAAGCTCGAGACCTTGGTCGCCGAGTTCGCCTTGATCCCCCGTCACGGTCCTGGTGCCGTCGCCGAGAAGCTCTCGCATCTCGAACGATGGGACTTCGAGTACTGGACAGAGAGATTGGAAGAGGTTTTCCCTCACTCCTTCTATGCCCAGAATGTCCATCGGACTACTCGCCGTGAGCACACGACCCCCTCGGACGAAATACCCGTCAGGGTTATTTCCGTCCCAAAAACACAGAAGACTCCACGAATCATCGCGATCGAGCCCTCCACTGTGCAGTTCGCACAGCAGGGTCTCAAGCGTGAGATATACGCGGGAGTTGAGGAATCCTGGCTTGCCAGGATCCTCGGATTCACTGATCAGACTAGGAACCAAGATCTTGCCCGTGAGGGTTCGATCTCTGGTGACCTTGCCACGCTCGACTTGAGTGAGGCATCTGACCGAGTGCATGCCGAAGTAGCTGAGGAGCTATTCCGGTATCATCCACATCTGCGTGACTTCGTCATGGCGACGAGGTCAACCAGGGCGAACGTGAATGGTGAGGTTTTCCGCCTCGCCAAGTTCGCCTCGATGGGGTCGGCCCTTACATTCCCTGTTGAAGCGATGATCTTTACGATCATCTCCGCGATGGGTGTGTGGGGCTCAGAATTCCCTGCTCGCCGGGTCCTACCCGGCAAGCTGAGCGTCTACGGGGACGACATCATTGTCCCAGTGGAGGCAGTAGACCGCGTGATTGATAACCTGGAGTCTTTCGGCTTCAAGGTCAATCAGCACAAGAGTTTCTGGACTGGAAAGTTCAGAGAATCTTGCGGAACCGAGTTTTACGATGGCACAGATGTGTCTGTCGTTCGGCTCCGGGCGGAGGTTCCTACCTCTCGTGGTGATGCAGCCCTCATCAATCGCTTTGTCGAC